ATAGTCTTTATCACTATTAAACCAAACATAGCCCTTATTCTGTACTGCTGTCTGAATCTGTTCTCTTGTATAGCTCATCTTTCAAAAATTTAATTTCTTTTTTTAGTAGGAAGTGCTCAAATATCATAAGGATACTGAACACAGCTAATATGTATGCAGCGTATTTCATGATCTGTAAATCATGGCTTTAATCTTCTCCTGCTGTAGGAAGTTCAAATAGTTAAATAGTTTTCTTATCATTTTATTGTATCTATATCCTGTTTAATATCTCTAGCCCTGGCAAATAATAGCTTCATGGCCTGCCACAAATCAATACCTTTTACTGCCTTGTAATTTTCTGATATGCTTATCACCTCGATAGACACTAATACAAGTGAAAGTATCTTAGTAAGCATTAAAGGTACACTAAAGAATGTTAAAATAATATCATTGAGAATAAACCTATCTATTAAGTAGAATAAAATGACAGCAATTTCATAAAGCATTAATTTTGATATGATAGCTGAGAGCTTCCTAGACGTAATAGGTATGCATAATTTCTTAGCTTTCCATATACCTGTAAAGGTATCCACCAAAATAGCAAACCCAATTAAAAATAAGATCCCTGTAATAGGTAAAAAAAAAGTAGATACCACTGCTAATAATTGAAGGGATGATTTTTGAATAGATGATAGTAAGATAGATAACTGTAGTTTCATTAGAGTATAAGAATAGAGTTATTATATCCATTTTCTCTGAACGTACCACAGGTGCCTAAGCAAGTTGTTTGCCATTGGTTAATGCAGCTGCAGTTATTAAACATAGGCCGTAGATCTGTATCCTGATTAGTGGTAGATATGAACTGAGGGAATAGATTTCTGTTCACCAGGAGCCATCTGATTAGTCTCTGCTCAAAGAAGGATGCTTTCTGTGCATAGTGCTCCATACCGAAGGCTACCTCATTACGAGATACACTAGCAGAATAATCTCCTGATTGTGTTTGCAAACCTTTGTTTTTAAGTTGGTAAGTCAAACCAAAGACTGCATCTTCTGCAGATCTCCAAGCTATCACTGGCTGTATAAACTCTACTAGATTTATCTCATCAGGGTTAAGTGCTGTGTTGTTATACTGAGTTAATAAATAGTTGTAAAAAGTAGTGCCTAAAATAGGCTGTACTCTTAGTGCTGCCTGAGTAGCTATGTATGGTGTTACATCTGTTACATCCACATTGGCTGTAATAGGTGTATTAACTTTTAGATAAGTTTCAGTTATGAAGTATAGCATTATACAGTAGGTGTTATAGGGGTTGCTACTACAGCAGCAGCTGCTGCACTTTGTGTTACATCACCACCCTCAATAGGAGGAAGGGATGCTAAGGCTCTCACCTCATTAATTGTCATAGTTTCTAATACTTTGTTAGCTACCAATGGGCTTAATGAGTTGATTGCATCATTTACTTTGGAGCTCTCAGCTTCTAGCTCTACGATGGACTCATTAATTACCTGGAAATTATTGATAGTAAACTCCGCAGGAATCTTTGATATAGTTAATAGCTCATTAAAGATGTGCTCAACACATGATCTAAGCTCCATTACTACATTTTTCTCAAAGATCACATAAGCCTGCTTAATATCTGCACCACCACCTAATGATCCTGTAGTACGTACACCCATTAAGATAGGATCTATTGTGTGAGCAAAACAAATCTGCTCAGTGTTAAGCTGTGATGCCTCCTGGAATAGTTTATCATTGCCATTAGTTGGCATGGCTTCTATCTTAGGCAACTGATCCTGTGAGTTTGCAAAGAATGCCACAGCTTTACCTGCATTAGCAGCCCCTTTCATACGATCTATAGTCTCTTTGATCATGTGCTTTTCCTCTTCACTTTGTGGTCTCTTAGGGAACATCATAGCAAAAGATGGGAAGATAGAATTTTGGATATTAGACTTAGCAAAGTACGAAAGCTCGCCTGATAAGAAAGCAAAGTTAAGACAGCTTGTATATTGTGGTAGAGAATAGTGATCCTGCCCTATTGATTTAATCTCATAGCAGTATAGTTGCTCATAGTCAGTGTTAGCTATATGGTATGGCTTAATCTCTTGTATGCCTATCCTCCTGGACCAGTCATCACAAATAAAATACATTCTTTTATCTGCACTTACTCTTACTTTCTCAGGTGATACATTCTCTATCCTAGTAATCTTTTTACCTTGACCATAACAGATCTTAAAATACACCCTATTGTGGATGATGAGCTGCTTAGTGACAGCCTTTACTATATGCTTTAAGTTAATCTTCCTTTCAAAAGTATAAAGCTCTAATTTTTCAACAGTAGTTAATAGATCAGTCTTAAGTGCAAAGCCACCACCGATAACTGCATTAGTTTTGAAGTCCACTATGGCCCCATGCAGTGGGCTAGCATAGTACATTTGCACAAGGACGCTAGGGTACAGATTGTCAAAACCAAAATTCAGCCACGAATTAGCACTGTACCTACTATCTACATAAGGTAGTGTAAGATTGCCATGGCCCACAGGTAAAAATGGGGTACTAAAAGATTGGTAGCCTTCCACCACTTCAGGAGCTGTGCTCTCTTTCTTAAAAAAGTTACTATACCATGCCATAATTAATCGTATATTGAAGTCCCTACAGGCCCACTTACCACCATTCTACCTTCCTCTATCACTACTCCTGTGGATTGTGCAATAGTTAATGGTAGTACATAGGGTACTGAGCTCTGATAAACTTGGTAAATAAATTGCCCCTGCTTTAAAATAATATCTACAGGCTCATTAAGTACAAAAAGATTGTACCGTTCAGGCCATAAGCTAGTATCTGCAGTAGTAAATAACTGAGGCACACTAGCAGTATTCATCTCATTAGTAAAAGCGAATAGATAATGAGGGGTGGGTACAGTTGTAACCTCTGTTAAGGTTAGCACTACCTGGTTAATCACTCCCTGCTCAATGTATATCATAACTATATTATATGATGTAAGGCAAATGTTTAGAAATAAAAAAAGCCCCACAATATGCAGGGCTAATTTTAGAGAGGCAGTAGATTAAATTAAACCTAAAGCAGTGTAAGCTGCAAGGCCACCTGTAAGATTTACTTCCATGGCCAACTGCTCATTTTCAGAAACAGTGGTAACGGTGTACTTAGAACCATCAGCTCTGGCTGTGCCTGAACCCTCACCTGTAGCAGTAAGTTGCATGAAAGGGAAGTACCAATATTTGCCATTAGCATCTAATACTACAGCTGATAGATACTGCTGTCCTGATCCTAAAATTTTAAGAGCATTAGACTTAGCCATCTCACGTCTGTGGAATACTAGGTTAATAGTTTGTGTTACAAAAGTAGAGCCATTGATAAGATCAGCAGCAGTCTCTTCTGTATAGTTTGATGTGTTTCTGCGAATAAAAAAGCTAGTGAATTGTGTAGCAGGTGCAGCAGGTGATAAAGTAATAGCTGTAACTTCGTAATCAGGGTAAGTTGTGTTAGTAGTTACTACATCAATACTATCCTGAGGTACATACCACACCTGGTAAATTCCCCCACTGTTATTGTCGCAAGATTTTTGGATCGACTCTAGGGCCGTGCATAAATTGGGCATGTGTTTAAGTTTTATATAAAGGGGCCGTAGCCCCTCTATGAATTAATATTAAGATCCGTAAACGATATCTGTAGGGTTAACATAGTTAAAGCCTACTTTCATATTTGCACGAGTTCTCAAGTAAGGCTCAGCAACAGTATCAGATAAATTCACTGCACGTAGATCAGATGGATCAGACTCAGCATCAAACAAATAGATAAGATTATCTTTCAAAGTAATTACTAAAGTATCATTAGACATACCTGGACAAAGTACAATCTTAATACCTAAGTAAGTAAGAGCTAGATCTTGAGTGATATAAGCATTAGTGTTACCTGAAGCTACACCTAAACGATAGATATTAACTAATTGTGTTGGCAAGTAGATACGTAGATCAGCAGTACGTGAAGCAATGTTAGCAGGTACTAAAGCAAATGCAGCCTCTAAGTCAGTTAATAACTGAGCAAAAGTAGGAGCTGGTGTCATAGCGTAAGGGATAACAGCTAAATCAGCACCCAATTGTACTTCGTAACCATCACATAAAGATAGTGGGTTAGCAGGAAGTAAAGAGCTATCACCTTGCCATCTCAATGACTCAATAGATCCATTGATAGAGTTAGCCATCTCACTCCAGTAGAAGTTCATAAAGTTAGCTACAGTGAAATCACCATTAGAACCTTGAGCCATTTGTAAAGATACAAAAGACTGCTCTAATTCAAACTGACAAATCTGAGCCATTGCAGATAGAGCACATACACTCATAATCTTTGCAGATAAAGTATCTGTAGGTGCAGTAAAAGCACAGTTAGAAGGCTGTAGGATGTCACCAAAAGTAACAGCTCCTAGAGCTACTTCAAATTTCACTGATGGTAAAGTACGAAAGTTATCTACGATATCAGATGATCCTAAATAAGCCTGTGCATAGAATGCCTCAGCATTAGGTGTTAATTGAGCATTAGCTCCATTGTTTAAGTCAAATCTTAGTTTTCTCATTTTGTTGTTATTTGTTATTGTTAAATTTAATAAAGTTACTTAGTCTTTGTTGTACGCTTAAAGCTACAACCTCTTCTACCACATCCTCTTCACTATCTACAGCTAGAGCCTCTTCTAATTGGGCTTTAAGATCTGCTATCATAGCTACTATGTTATTCACTTCTGCATCTAATGCAGGCTTAACTATTGCTAGTATTGCCTCAGCATCTAATACAGGATCTACAGCCATAGTCTCTTCCTCTACTACTTCCTCCTCTTCTACTACTGTATCTTCTAGGGCTACCTCTTCTGTGGTCTCCTCTAGTTCAACATCACGTATCTCAATAATCTCACCGCCTTTTACAACATAGATCTTATCCTCAATAGTGTGTTCTCCATCAGGTAATTTGTTCATATTTATATCTGTTTTTAATTGTGTTACCTCTTTTAATTTCATGCCTAAGTATCCCTCTATTGAGAATCCTACCTGATCATTATCTACTAGATGGTTATAGTACTCAACATCAGTTACCTGTGCTGTTACCATTAGGGTGCCTGTAGGTACTTCTATACCAAAACTAGAATATGCTTTATCTTTAGTAGGGTTATCTACTATCCATGCCTCAAGTACATAAGCTGGAACCGTCTCAGTAGTATCATGCTCTAAATTAAACAGGTCCTTATTAGACATGTCTTTCATAAACTTAGAATGTATCTTCTCTATCTCTTCTTTAGTAAACTTAACATAGTACTCTTTGCCATCCTCATCATCTTTACGATAGATCTCCATAGGTATAAGAGCAGGTGCCACAATACGATACTTAACATTATCTTTAAATATCATTTGCTTAACCTGAGAATTGAATGCCATCCCCATTACTTTGATAGCAGGAGTGGATGTAAAAGCTATTTGTTCTATCCCTAAATCCTCCCCATTTTCAGAGTATTCAGGATCTATAGTAATTTTGTAAATAGGTAAATTATCTTTTGCCATACCTATATTAAATAAATTGTATATTTGTAAAAAAATTAACTATGATAACTATTTTAGGTAGGGAGATCCCTAACAGATTAGATGAGCTAACCATCGAGCAGTTTGAGAATATCACTGAGCTTAGCAATAACAAAGAGATAGATCCTATTGACAGGCATCTGCAGATATTTGCTAGCTTAGGCATCCCTGAGAAAGAATTTTTTGATTATGATGTGGCTGATTTTATTGAGCTGGTAAAAGAATTCAACTCATCACCTAAGATAGAGTATCCTACCATTGAAACCTTAGAGGTGGATGGGTATAACTATACAGCTAAAATGAAGTTAACAGTAAGAGATACTAAGCTCATTGAGAAGATAGCCATTAACAAACCTAAAGGCTACGTATCTGAGATAGCAGCTATCATGTTTAAGAGGGATGATCTTACACCTGCTGAACACTATGCAGATGCACACATCAAACACAAGGCTAACCTGTTTAAAAAACTTACAGCAGATATTGCCATTCCTTACCTTATGTTTATAGCCACCAAAATTAATCATCAAGTAGATGCTGGATCAGACACCCCTACAGATATCCCTGCCGAAGCAGTGGAGTGATGTAACTGTAGAGCAGTTTATAGAGATAGCTAAAATAGATAAGAGCTTAGGAGCCTGGTATTATAATAGTGAGGTGCTGTATATTCTTACCGGTGAGGATATAGATGATATGGATATAGATGAGTGCACTAGGATAGTATCTAAGTTTAAGTGGGCCCTATCTCAACCATCTACTAAATATAAGCATGAGCTCTTAGGGATGCAAATCAAACCATTAGCGAAGCTGTGCCTATTTGAGTATATAGACTTAGACTATTACTTCACTGAAAATTATGTTTACAATATAGATAAGATATGTGCTATCCTGTTTAGGAAGTCTAAGCTCAATGAATGGGATGAGATAATCTTAGAGCCTTATGAGTATGATATTAGTGCTAGAGCTGAGCTGTTCTTAGATCTACCTATCACTGATGTCTATGGTCTTATTAATGAGTTTCTAAAGTTTAGAGATAATTTTCTAAAGGTATATGCTAATCTATTTGGTGAGCAGGATGAGGAGCTAAGTGATGAGGAGAAAGCAAAGCTAACACCTGAAGAGAAAGCAGAGGAGGAGGATGAGAAAAAAAATAGTAAGTGGAGCTGGGAGAGGATGATATACGGGCTCACAAATAACGACATCACAAAGAGTGAAGCTGTAGGAGCCTTACCCCTTACCTATGTATTCAATATGCTAGGGATGAAAAAAGAATTAGACATCTAAGGGGAAGCCCTGGTTAAAGTCGGGTGGTGCAAAGAGTGCTTCAAATGTATATACTAGTTTTTGATTTTTTTCTAATACTGCTACAGCTTCTAGCAATGGATATGTTTTTAAAAGCCATTCAGTATACTGAGAATATATTTCAGCAGTGATACCTGCTTCTGCTAAGGCAATAGTAAATTGAGATACGAAATCTCTAGGGGCTATACTACCCCCATTAGGACCATAAGCATTAGCAGTTTGTGGCACCCCATTATTTAAAAAGATAAAGTAATAAGCTGCTACTATTTGTATCTCTAATTTTTCAAATCCTGTAATCTTTGCATTGATACGTATACTATTGACTAGAGTTCCCTCACTATACTCCCCTAATTCATTATCTACTATACGCTTAAGTAAAGCAGCCATCCTCCTACGGGTAGGATACAGCACATTAAATTCTCCATTTTTAGCGTATGCCATCTTAGTAAGTCATTAAGTTAAGCCTTGTTATTGTAGTACTTTCTGTAAGAGTAGAATTTTGTACTGCTGCTATAAGGTAGTAAGGCAAAGCTAGTGTATAATTTACATTAGTCATAGGTGCGGATGATAGATCTGTAGAGATACCATTAGTAGGTACGTAGCACTGAAGTGAGCTTATAGTGATATAAATATCTCTAGCCACCCTTTGCATAAGACCTGAGCCTGTCATGTTTGCACCTTGAGCTATTTGTGTAGCACCCACTAAAGTATTGGTAGTGTTAATATAGAATCTTATGTTACTTGTACCTGTGCCTCCTATCTTACGAACCTGTGCTCTTAGCTGTAATACTTTAGTAGCTACTAATGTGTTAGCAGGGA